AGCAGCACCACCTATAGCTATACTAGAGAGGGCATTCAACGCCACGCCTGTAGCCGACGCTACTTTAGGCGACTCTTTTTTAAATAGCTCGGCAACTCCAGACTTTACAAAGAATAAGAATTAGTCAGCTACCCGCAATACTGCGGCCCTGACATAACCGAAGCGGCTACCTACACGCCAAGTAGCCCCGCACTATGAGGTAAAGAAATGGCAAAAGCAAGAGGCCACCGTGCCAACAAACCTAACGATTCATTTGGTGCAATAAATAATGATTCGTTATATCGTGGAAAGCACCGTGACGCAGTTTACATCGACGACGATGATGAAGACAACGAAGCGGAAGAAACTACAGAAACACAACAAGCGAACACCGAAGAGGCCACTTCGCAAGATAGCACCAGTTTCGTAGAGAATAAAAAAGAAGCGGAACACGATTACAAGAAACGCTATGATGACTTAAAGCGACACTACGACGAAAAAGTAGGAGAGTTCAAGTCAGAAGTAGAATCACTTCGCAACACGATGACAGAACGGGCGGCAGAAATGCCTAGGGGTGTAACACCACCTCGTACGCAAGAAGAACTCGCAGAGTTCAAGGAGCGTTACCCTGACGTTTTTGAAGTAGTACAAACTGTGTCCTCTATGCAAACAGAGTCACAAGTTTCAAAACTACGCGAAGAATTGGGAACTATCAAAGACCGGGAACAGGAACTAGAGAAGCAGAAAGCCTTCGAGGAACTGCTACGGCTCCACCCAGACTTCGACGAACTCAAGACAAGTGATGAGTTTCTAAAGTGGCTAGAAGACCAGCCACAGTCCATCGCAGATGGCATCTATAAGAATAACAAAGATGCTAAGTGGGCGGCACGGGTCATAGACCTCTATAAAGCCGATACTGGCTTAACCAAGAAGAAATCTAAGTCTTCACCATCAGCAGCAGATGCAATTACAAAAACCCCTGCTAGGGACGTAAGCACCAATGCTGGTAACAAAAAGATTTGGAAGGCTTCAGAAATTCGTACCCTAAAACCGTGGCAGTTCGAAAAGCTAGAAAGCGAAATCGACGCTGCCCGTTCTGAAGGTCGAATAGATTTAAACAACTAACTAAACCTCAAAAAATGGAAGGATTGAACTCATGGCGTTCGATACTGCTGCAGGTTATGGTAACCTGCCTTCCGGTAACTTTGCACCGGAAATTTTCAGCCAAAAGGTTCTCAAGTTTTTCCGTCGTGCTTCGGTTATTGAAGATATTACAAATACCGATTACGCTGGCGAAATTGAAAACTTTGGCGATACAGTCAAAATCATTAAGGAGCCGACTGTAACTGTCTCTTCTTATCAGCGAGGCTCTGTGGTAAACCCACAAGACTTGGCTGATGACCAAATCTCTATGGTCGTTGACAATGCAAACGCTTTCGCGTTTAAAATTGACGACATCGAAGAGCGTCACTCACACATCAACTTCGAAGCACTTGCCACCTCTTCTGGTGCGTTTGCTCTGAAGCGCAAGTACGATGCTGCTGTTCTACAGCACATCTCTGATGCCGCTGGTATTGCAGCGTCTGCCGTTTCTGGTACGACTCTAACAAATACCGCAGCAGCAGGCACACTAGGAACAGCCAATGCTCCTATTAACGTTGAAACAAATGACAACGGCATCAATCTGATGTTGGCTATGGCTCGTCTACTTGACGACCAGTCTGTGCCTGAAGAAAACCGCTGGTTTGTAGCACCTCCAATCTTCTACGAGAAGATGTTCCAAGCTGGTAACAAAATTGCTGAAGTCCAAGTGACTGGCGATGCTTCATCTCCGCTGCGTAATGGCCTTGCCATCAACGGTTCCTTCGCTGGTTTCCGTTGTTACAAGTCTACTGCACTAAACAGCACAGGTGGAACTGACCAAGTAACTCTGACTGACGGCTCCGCAACTCTTGCAACAGACGGCTCCGAGAACGTAGTTCTTGCTGGTCACATGTCTGCTGTAGCGACTGCATCCCACATCGCTAAAACCGAAGTGGTTCGTTCAACTGAGTCATTCTCTGATGTCATTCGTGGACTTCACGTTTTTGGTCGCAAAGTACTGCGTCAAGAAGCTGTTGTTCGTGGCGTCATTGACTTCGCGTAAGGGGGGCTAGATAAATGGCTACTATTGATTTCACCATAACAGGTGGGGGAACTGTAGGACACCCCGCTCACGCGATTCGTCCTTACGTTGTGCAGTCAAAGATTTTTGATGCTGCCGACGCAAACCTTACAGCTAACGATGTCATTAAAGTGATTGACCTACCGGACAACTCAATTGTTCTTGGTGGTTGCCTTGATGTCCTTGAAACAGGTGGTTCTAGTGTGACTGTTGACGTTGGTGTCAGCACCGACATTGATGCCTTCTGTGATGGTGTCGATGGTAACGCTGACGCTATCTACAACTTTCACCCTACAGCAGCAGGTATCAACACAGTAATTGCTACAGACGCTATCCAAGTTAAAATCTTGGGTGCAGATTCTGCTGTAGTTCGTTTCCGTGTTATTGCTCTGATTGCTGACATTGGTGACCCAACTAAGTTGGTCCAGACTGCTTCAGTTCAGACTGGCGTGTAACATTGATTGAGGGGGAGGGGAAACTTTCCCCCTTGACGACTTTTTAATTTCATGATATAAGCAGCTATCCTCTGCAGGGATATACCCCCAATGTTCAAAGCAATACTTTTCATATGTAGCCCGCTACTAGGCAGTACCGAGTGTTTAGAAATAGAAGACACCCGTGGTCCGTATGATACAAGAGGAGAGTGCATATCTCGTGCAGTAGAAATGTATCATTCTACGCAGTTAATAGTACCGCCCCCATATAAATCTGTTAAGTACAAATGTGAGAGTGGGATATAATGCCCCGTAAAAAAGAAACACCTATAAAGAAAACAACTAAAGGAAAGGGTGCTAACTACCGCCCTACCAAGTCTGGCGCAGGTATGACTGCAAAAGGCGTTAAAGAATATAAGAAAAAGAATCCCGGTTCTAAACTAAAAACAGCAGTTACAGGCAAAGTTAAGCCCGGAAGTACAGCGGCTAAACGCCGTAAATCTTTTTGTGCTAGGTCAGCAGGGCAGATGAAGAAGTTTCCTAAAGCTGCAAAAGACCCTAACAGCCGTTTGCGTCAAGCAAGAAAGAGATGGAAATGCTAGCTGCACTCATAGGACCCATATCTTCTATAGCCAGTACGTGGCTCGAAGGTAAAGTAGAAAAGACAAAAGCAGAAACAGGAGCCAAAGTTGCAAGAGCTAAAGCTGAAGCTGTCATCATGGAAAAGAAAGCTACTGGCGAAATCGACTGGGATTTGGCTATGGCTGAAGGAAGTAAAAGCTCGTGGAAAGACGAATGGATTACAATTTTATTTTCTGTACCGCTCATACTTGCTTTCTGTGGAGAGTGGGGTAGAGGCGTTGTGCAGGAAGGTTTCACAGCTTTACAAGCGATGCCAGAGTGGTATCAGTACAGCTTGGGCCTCATTGTTGCAGCGTCGCTAGGTATGCGTGGTGCAACCAAGATGTTTGGAAAGAAGTGATGAGTGTTGAAACCTTTCTCAAGTGGAAGATACTACCACGTTTTATGATGCTAGCCAGTACAATCATGTCTTGGCGTTGCGCTGAGTGGTTCATGGCTTTACCAGACCCAACAGGCGCACAGTCAGCTTTTGTATCTGTAGTGATGGGCGTTATGACTGGTGTGTTTGGTATTTGGATGGGTCACGAACACAAGGGTGATAACCAGTGAAACAAGCAGCCACAAAGCTAAACGAAGCAAGTGAGATAACTATCCCTCTCCGCAATCTCATCAGTATGATTGCGTTCACTGCCGTTAGTGTGTGGGTTTACTTTGGCTTAACTGAGCGTATTAGTTTTTTAGAACACAACCTAGAACTTACTATGGAAGAGGTCGAAGAAAACGACAACTGGATTGATGAGTTCGAACCACCTAAGTCTGTACAAGATACGGTAGGCAGGGTACACGAATTAGAAATTGAACTGGCTAAGTTAAAACTAATGATGGAGAATACCAAATGAAGAAGACGGTAGAGGCACCAAAAGGTTTTCACTGGATGAAGTCCGGCAAAGGTTACAAACTTATGAAGGGTGATTACAAGCCCCACAAGGGAGCCGTTAAAAAGGCTTCTTTCGAAGTACAGAAGGTACACGGATGAACTACAATCGTAAAGCTCTTATCGACCAACTCGTATTACACGAGGGCCTTAAACTACAAGTCTATCAAGACCATCTGGGCATCGACACAATCGGTGTAGGTAGAAACCTCGAAGACAGAGGCATCACCGACGGCGAACTGGCCTTTATGAGCCTTCTCAAAAACGAAATATACGACACGGGTATTACAGAAGCTAATGCTCGTTTCCTTTTGTCCAACGACATAGACATCGTAGAGAAAGAACTACTCAATGCTCACCCTTGCATTGAACGTATGGATGACGTTCGTATTCGTGTGGTACTTGACATGGCCTTTAACATGGGAGTGCCGCGCCTCTGTAAGTTCAAGAACATGTGGGCAGGCATTGAAGACGGCGATTACATCAAGGCTTGCGTCGAGATGCTCGACTCTCGCTGGGCAAAGCAGGTAGGCAACAGGGCAATTCGTTTGTCCGAAGCCATGAGAACAGGAGAACTCAATGGCAGCACCTAAGAAAAAAGCAAAGAGTCGTGTAAACGAGGCTGGCAACTACACCAAGCCAACCATGAGAAAGCGTCTATTCAACAGCATCAAGGCAGGTACTAAAGGCGGCAAAGCAGGTCAATGGTCAGCACGTAAAGCACAGATGCTTGCGGTGGCTTACAAAAAAGCAGGTGGCGGATACAAATGATTGCAGAAACATTAGCGGGTATCGCACTTGTAAAGAGTGCTGTAGATGGCATTAAATCCGCTATTGGAACAGCAAACGACATAGGCGAGATTGCACAACACATAGATAACCTGTTCGAGGGTGAAAGCCAAGTACAGAAGTCTCGCAACAAGAAAGCAGGCGTAGACCAGTTTAACGTCAAGTCCGTAGCCCAAGAAACTATCGACGCTAGGCTAGCTCAAGAAAAGATGTATGAGATGAGCCAGATGATTGACCTGCGGTTTGGGCATGGTACTTGGGCAGGCATCGTAAGCGAAAGAGCGAGACGTATCCAAGAAGCTAAAGAAGCAGCAAAAAAGGCACGTATCGAGAAAGCTAGACAACAACACGAACTTTTCGAGACAATAAAGACCGTGGCTATTATTGTAGGCGTAGCCTTGATAGCAGCAGGTTCTCTGGTAGCTGTTGTATTGACTTCTCCCTAGAAGAACAGTATAATATAGTATTTAGGAGTTCTCATGCGTAAATTAGCTGTAG